GCAAGTCGATTGAGTAACCTTCTGCTGTGTCTAGGATTCTAATTAAAGCATCCGCTAGTTCATCTTCAACACTATCTTTTATTTCACGTTTAAAGCACGTTTCAAAGTCGTAGGTTTCGTTTACCATGAGTTCGTTAAACGCTTCCATGTTTGCAAACTCACCACATCGGTGGGCTTCTACACATTCACCCAACTCAGAAACTACTAACATCAAATCAGTTCCGAAATTGTGAGGAGCGTCCCAGAATCCCTTATCCATTGCGTTCTCGTGGACTTTCTTTTGTAATTCTCTAATTGTCATAATTCAATTTTTTCTTCTAATTCTTTTTTAACTTCAATCCAATATTCTAAATTACTTTCATATTCAGAATCAGTACAGTACATAGGACTTGTATTTATTATCTCATCAACTGCGATTAATGCACATTTTATATCATAATTAAAATTATTTTCATTATCTTCTAATATCATATATTTATGCAACAAATCTTCTGCTTTTTGTTTAGGTGTCATAATTCAAATGCTTTTAATGATTGTTCAAAACTTCCATTTTCTTTAACCTGTTGTAACATTAATTCAACTACTTCCCTTGTTTCTTGTTGGGCGTCCGACTTTAATCTAAGCTTAAATAAATGGATAAATGATAGTAGACTACCCGTCCAAATAAATTGTGTGTTTAGATTCAAAGGTAATATACTTCTCGCTTGTTCTTTTGATACACCTATTGAAATTAAATCTTTATATGCTTTTTGTGACACGTTTAAAACACGCTTTTCTATTTGCATACATAACCATTGCTCATTATCTTCTAACACTCCCTCACTTCCTTGCTTACTATCTTTTGATTGCTTACGCCACGTTTCAATCTTAGTATATGTATCAGAGAAATCGACGTAACGTCCCGAGATACTATTCGCACTCATTCCAACTTGATGCTTAAATAATTGTCTTTCAACATAAATAGGACATTCAATTCTAAATTGTAGCTGCGGATGTCTAAAAACTGAAGTGTGTTTATGATTCACTAAATATTTGATTAATTTTTCATCATTCAAATCAAATACTTCTTTTTTCTTTCCGTAACTAACTCGTGCTGCATTTACAACCATCAAGTCATTACCAAAGGTTTCTAATAATTCCACTTTCATAATTCTTTTATTGTTACGTTAATTATTCCTTTTTTTAATTCAGCTATTGTACTGAATGCTTTCTTTGATAGGTCAATTGTAACCTTTCTAAATCCACCTCGATCAGTTACTGTAACCACTACAGATTTGTTATTTTGCGTGTTAGTTACTTTTAATCTAGTCCCTAACTTATGAGTGTTTGAGGCACACGTTAATTTATTCTTATCATATATTACTCCGCTTGCTGTTTTACGACCGTGAAAAGCATCTGAATAATAAGAGGCTTTGAATGAACAAAGGCAAAAGATACACATTGCTGCTATTATTGTTTTCATACGTTTTTGTTTGATAGTTGTCTAATATAATCATAATAAAAGTCTATTGCTAGTTTACAACGTTCTTCTATTTGTTTCTCAATTTCGAGATCTCTTTCTATTGTTAACATGGTTACACGTGTAAATGGGTCTATGTGGTCAACTTCATGTAATAGCTTATTTTCATACATCGTGAGACCTTCTGGAGTTGATACCATACAATAACATACACTTGCTTTAGAACGTTCGTATAACATCATGTAACCACGTAATTGCATTTCATAATCTTTGATATTTATATCACTCGGTAACGCTGGGAATGTTTCTAAACTCCATGAAGATTTGATATCTATTATTTCATCATTCACCTCGTCGTTAATATCACACTCACCCGTTAGAAAGTCGTTATGTAATCGAACCTTGTTTTTAGTGTACTGAGCGAACTTAACTAAGCTTAAAAGCTCTATTGATTTATCTTCTACTTCTATACCTTTCTCTACGTATTTATTTGTCATTTGTGAACTATATCCGTAAAAATCTTCTTTTGCTATTTTAATCATTTCAGATTTAGCGGTTTCAGATAAACCCCCGTCTTTTGTACGGGAGTTAGTCATTATCTTTGGTAAACTTGAGCATCTTATTTTCATAACTGATTATATTTTAATAAATCTGATTTATCTTTTTCTGTTAAGTCGTCTACTAATTCACAGTTAACATGAAGCACGTCGTTTGAAACACTATACATATGATATGTAACTTTGCTAACAAATGCAATTGCTACAAAATCATCTGTTTTTAAATCTTCTTTTTGATCGTAAAAAATAACGTTTGAAGATATTGGAGCTATATATTCTTTTCCTTTTAAGCACACCAACAACTCCCCATTTTTGTCAAATAATGCATATATTATTTTCATATCTTTTCAATTCTTAATAGTTCATTTTTTTTTATTTCTTTCAGCAGATACAAAACGAAATCTTTACTAAATCTTTCAGAATCGTTTTATTATATTGTCCTAATTACAAAATCAGTAAACTCAGGAATTTTATGTAAATCATTTTCCATTTAACACTTCATTAAGTTCAACTTCTTGTTGTGGCGTTAGTGCAAATGTTTGTTTGATCTTATCTACTAACTCGATCTCTCCGTTAATAATTCTCTCAATAGCTTGTGAAAATCCCTTATCGTTTAATGTTGGCTTTGCTTTAGCTTGTGGTTTACTAGCTGCATTTCCGTCGTCGTCGTCCGCCTGTAAGCTTAAAAGACTTTGTAAAGTGTATCTTCTATAGTAAGTGATTGCACTTCCCATCTGTTGTGGATTTGTTAAAGTTGGCAACTCCATAATTGACTCAACATTTTCAGCTGTTTCAACGTCCACTATTCTAGTAATCACTTTACCATTTAAAACAGGCTGTAGCAACACTAAACCATTTTCTAGTAAAATAGGTTCAACCGCTTCAATCAACGCATTTATATCTGCATAATTTTTTTTAAAATGGGGGTTCTTTGCGTTCTTGTGAACTTTACCAATGCTTTTCTTTGCATTGAGTAGCTTTTCATAAATTTTCATCTTTCTTTGTTTTTAAATTATACAACAAATATACAAATAAATAACTTATCTACAAAACAAAAGTTATGTTTTTAAGAATTTTTTAATATTTTAACTTTCTGTTTGTATAGTTTTGCAATTTCTTTAACTTCTTCTATTGTGAACTTTCGAGTTTCTTTAGCTATTTCAGATATTACATTATATTCACCTATTCCAATTTTCTTAATTAAGTTTTCTCTATAATTGATTAGGTTGCCACTTAAAAAAGTATTGCAGTGTTCACATTGCAAATGAACGTTACGTTCATCAAATCGTAAATTATAATGGTTATTTGCATTATAGTAATGACCTGCATTTTTTTTCAATGGTGGTTTTTGGCAACTAATACATAGCTGGTCTTTATCTCTTAGTCTTATGTATTCATTAAAATGAGATTGTGCAATCTTTAACCAGTCGCTTAAAGTCATTAAGTCGCTTTTCATTTTAGCTTTTCTTACATTCCATTCTTTTTTTTCCTTCTTTTCGCTTTTTTCTTTTGCTAGCAAGTTGGCACATTCCCAGGTGCAGACAATAGCTGTTGTTCTAATTGGATAAAAAAGAGTTTCGCAGTAGCGGCATTTTTTTTGTTTTATGTTTCTATTTGTGTTCATCACATGGTAAATTATTAATCAATAAAATAATAATATCTCTTTCTTCTTTGGTTATTATTCTAGTTGGTATTGCTGTAAGTGTGTCTTCATACTTATGTATGCTTATTATCATACTTTCTTCTAATTGCTTTTTAAATTTGTTATTCATCTTTTTTACTTTCATCTATATCAATTCCGTTATCGAGTAAAATATTATCTACATACCTCAATAAGTAGCTTAAATCTTCATGTTCTAATTTGCTTATACTTTCTATTTCTAAGCGTTCTTTTATAGCTTCCTTACTGTACCATAAGGAAGGTTAAAAAGTTCGTCTATACGTCTAAAAAGTATGTGTATCTTCTTAATCATTTAATTCATCAAATATTGAAATTTGCTTTTCGTCTTTCTTTTTTAGAATGCCTAAAGCGGTTTCAAAAATAGTTCTTCCTGCTTCATAATCTACTAAATTTCGAGCCATTTTATTTATTGGTTGACTTCCTTTGTATTTGTAAAAATCAAAATCATGAAATTCACATAGTTTTTTAACTTCATTTTTAGCTGTTGAAATCCCTATTGTGGGTCTTTCATTTATATTTGTTGGAAGCTTAATATTAGACCAGTATAAATGTCTACCTCTTTTTTGTGCTGGCATTAAAGGATCATAGTAAGGTATCACATTTTCAACAATATATTTACCCTTAAAAAAATTATCTAAAAAAATAACCTCTTGGTACAAGCTCATTTCAGGATATCTTAAATTATAGGTGTCTCTGTTTTTGTTGCTTAAAACTAATCTGCTATGACTTGGACAAGGGGGTGAACTCCAAATGAAATCAAACTCTTTGTAATTGTCTAATAAATATTGATGTGCATCTGTAACTATTACTTTATCATTTGGGAATCTCTCTTGGTACAACCTAGCCGCTTCTGGATCTAATTCAACCGCAGTTACTTCTATTTCAATTCCTGCATCTTTTGCGACCTCGTCCCACTTGTATCTATTCTCGCCCAAACAGGCATATAAATTTAATACTTTCATATTAATCATTTTTAATTAATTCCCTTACTTCCTTT